TTTGTATTTGCTGGTGCTGGTACAGTATTAGGAATCTTTGCTTTTGCCGACTCAGCTTCCTGAGTCATTCTCTCCAAACTTTGTTTTATTTGACCTTCTGCTTGTCTAATTTTAAATTCTTCATCATCAATAAAAATATTTCTCAACTGATTGAGTTTATCATCCAAATCACTTGTGAGACCTGTAAACCACTCTGATATATTGTTAAACCATTCTTGCAACACTCCAATAACTTTTTGAATATTTTTTGAAACTTCCTCAACTATTCCAATAATCTTTGGAATATTTAAAATTGCCCAACCAAGTAAAGTAGCACCCAAAACATCCATGATTCTACCCAAGAATCCTTTGGTGCTACTTCCAATTCGTTTTGATGGTGGAACTTTTGAAATGTTAGATACCTGACTCAATTCAATTACATCTTCCTGCTCTCTCCTTAAAACCGCCTGCCTTCTTGAATTAAACAGTCTTGTTTTTGTAGAAATTGCTTTTCTTTTTTCTATAATTCCTCTGTTAAGATCTTTTCTAATACCTAAAGCTATTGCATTGCTATTAGAAATACCCTTACCAAAAGATGATAATGATTTTGATATTCCAGATATGATTGTTCTTTGGTCTTTAAAGGATCCAAAAGATTTTTTTCCAGGTATTATCATTTTACGCCACCACGTTATATTGTGCTAATGCACCAAGAATGTATGGATTGTCTGGATTGGAGGATGGAATTGAAATACCTGGGCTTGCACCAATATTACCAGAAGCAGAATTTACTTCTCTTGGAGGTTCTTCGGAACCCAACATTTGTGGTATTGGAACGACATTTATAGATTGTTTATTAGTTGGTTGGGAAACATTTTGGGCAACAGTTCTTCTATTTGAAGTTGGTTCAAAGAAATTTGGTGGTAGTTCTCCAGTTTCTTTAATATACTGTTCTTGCTTAATAGCAGCAAGAACTTCAGGATCAGTTGCTTTTGCACCAATTTGATTTTCAGGAAGTGCTTCTCTCTTGGCAGTTTCTTGCCTAAACTGTTGCTCTTTACTTAATTTTTGAGGTTCAGTTTTAGCAGGTGCAGTAAATCCATAATCAGACCAATCATGACCCTGCTCTCTAGCATGTGCCAAAAATGCTGCTTTCTGCTCTGGAGTCATCTTATTCCATGCAGCCTTAATCTGTCCTTTTGCCAAGAAATTATCTTTATTGGCGTATGCTCGATTGTATTGCTTTAGTTCTTCTGCACTTAAACCTGGTTTTGGTTGAACCTGTGGTTCCACCTGTGTTTCTGCCTCACCATTTGCAGGTGGCGGAGGTGGTGGTTGCACTTTATCACCCAGAACTGTCTCTGTGGGTTCAGATTTGGGAGGAGGAGTTGTTTTTTCCTCACGTTCCCTCATTGATGTTGGTGTGCTGTCAGTGACAAAATCATCCCACCAGTTTCCTTTAGGTTGTGGTGTTACTTGAGGTTCCTGCCCATTACCAGAAGTAGGAGTAGTAGTTGTAGTTGTTGATTCATTTTCAGTTTCAGTTTCCGATGTTGTAGTTGATGGTGGTGTGGTATTTTCTTCTAATGTTGCTCCAGGATCTGGTAATGCATCTGGATTTGATGCTGGATTATTTGGATAAAAAATACCATCAAGGAAATTTCCAATAGGTTCTCTAAATCGTACAATTGCTGCTAAACCTGCAAGAGCAAGAGAGAATTTAAGGAACCCCAAACTCATAGTTCCTGTTGCAGCCTTTATCGCAAGTTTAAGTCCAATAAATCCACCAACGGCAGTTAATACTTGACCTTTTATTTCTTCTAATTTTTCAGTATTACCTGTTGCAAGTGCCTGTATGGTTTCAACTGCCTTAAATGTTAAAAATGCACCAAGTAAATTTTGAAAAAGATTACCCAGAGAGAATAAAGAACTTCTTGCTTTATTTGCTATAGTAATAGCAGGTTTCATCGCTGCTGTTGTTATCTTCTTTTCAATTGCACTTTCTTTTCCTTCTCTCAGTTTCTGCTGAGCTAATCGTGCTTGTTGTAGTTGTTCTTGCCTTTCTCTTTGCCTATCTAATGCCTCAGATGTTGCAAGACTATTTCTTACACCTTGAAGAGAAGTTGATAATTGATTTACTCTTATTGATAAAGATTCAACTTGTCTTGATACCTGTGCAAGTTGAGTTGTATTGCTTTGAATTAAACCTTGAGATTGTGGGTCCAGTCCAACAACACTAGGATTTGCAACCCTTCCTGGAGCGGTGTTAAAAAGGGAGGTGGCAGAGATACTACGTCTTCTTCCTATAAGTGCTGAACTAACCATGCATCTGTTCGTGTTGTGCTTTCAGATTCTCTTCTTCGATATATTGTTGGAGTAAAGAAAGATAAATTTCTTTCTCCCAAGGAATCATATTCTCAAGTTCTGTCAAGCTATATTTATGGTGTTGCATCAGAGCAAAATTTATTCGGAAGTATGACTCAAGGTCCGTATGAGCCATACTTACCCGAAAAAACTTGCTAATCCCTCAAGAACAACATCACTTTCAACTCCAGTTTCGGGATTAGTAACTTTCACAGTATGAGACATTTTTGGCATTGTCTCGAAAAACTTTTCAATCTCTTTGAATTGTTTTGAACTTAACTGCTCAATAAATTCCTTCATCTCTTTCTTGGTGCAATCTTTAGAAGACCAAGATTCTTCCTCATTATAAATCTGTTCAATGCAAGACATCACAACTTCAAAAGTATCATCAACAGAAATATCATTAAGAACAAAATTACTCTTAATGAACTGATCCATTGATGGATATTTTAATCTCATTGTCAAAGTGTCATCAAGACGGATATCCTTGTTGTGTTCATCATCAAATACAACTTCAATCTCATCCAATGCAATAACTGCAGGAACTTTTGTTACCCCATCATCTGGACAGGTAATCAATACCTCTACTTCTTCCCCTACAGATTTTCCACGAATGTTCAAGAACAAGTATTCAATATCAAAGGTTGCAAGTTCTTCAACTTTAATACCACGAGTGATAATGCAATTTTTAATTACATCTTTTACTGCGGTAGCGATGGTGCTCATGTCCTCGCTTTCCATAGCAAGGATCAAAACTTTTTCTTCTTTGACTAAAAATGGTCTATACTTGATCTTTTTTCCAGTCGAAGGAATTACCAACTCATACGTCGGTGTGGCAATTTTTGGTAAAGGCATAATATCCTAAACAATTCAATATACTATTATATATTAAGCAATTCGACCATCAGTTCCGGAACCGCCATCTCCCGAATCTCCAAATCCTCTGATTCCCTGAGAAACAGTGCTATTCAAAAATCTACCATCTGCGATAAGATTTGAATATGCATTTGTATTACCTAAACTATTTGGTAACTTGCTGTATCCCTCAATATCATCCTTACCATTCAATCCCTTTTCATTCAATTTATCAGCAAATGTCTTTTGTGTTGGATCATCATTTTCTGCTTGTTTTCTTCTGCGATCTATAGATCTTGATCTTCCTGCAATGTGCCTATCATAGTTGAACGTGGCAGTTGCTTTTAACAGTCTTGATCCTTCATAAGAAACAGTTGTTGCATCTAAGGAAAGCGGGAACATCCCAATAAATCTATATTCTAGATAATTTTTATAATCTCTTTCAAATTTTACAATTCTAGTTTCACTACATTTATATTGGTTTGGATATCTCATTCTATAATAATATCCATCTCTCAGGGGATCTGCACCATCACCAACTGTACTACCATTGGACATAAATTCCATCCAATGTTCCAAGAATTTCATTGACTTATAATCATCATCAACATAGAAGTCCATAGACATCTGCACAAATGTTCTTGTATGTGCAAATTTTTCTGCTACACCAGTATAGTTTCCAATGATATCTGCGGTAGCATGACTACTTCCTGGAAGCGATGCTCTGCAACACAACAATGATAAATCATCTGCCGTATATCTACTATCAATACCTTTAAGTTTAAAATATGATCTTAACTCTGGAGAGAACCCACCAAATGTTACTGCAAAGTGAGAAGTCGTAACAACATTTGAAAGTGTTGGTTTGATTTGAGATATTTTTTTAGGAAACGGTCTTGCCACTCTAAATATCTTATAAGTGATTGTTTAGTTATTTAGATGTCATATAAGGGAAAATACAAACCCTCTTACCCGAAGAAATATAAGGGAGATCCTACCAATATCATATACCGTTCTCTCTGGGAACGCAAGTTTATGGTTTACTGTGATACCAACCCAAACGTTTTGGAATGGCAATCAGAAGAGTTCTGTATTCCATATCGTTCACCCATTGATAATAAGGTTCATCGTTATTTCCCAGACTTCTTCATTAAGTATAAGGATGTGGGTGGCAAAACTAGATCATCCCTGATTGAAATAAAACCAATGAGACAGTGTGTCCCTCCACCCAAACCAAAAAGGCAGACAAAAAAATACCTGAATGAGGCATTTGAATATGCCAAAAATCAGGCGAAGTGGAAAGCAGCAGAAGATTATTGTGCTGATCGAATGTGGGAGTTCAAAGTCATGACTGAAAAAGAACTTGGTATCAAGTAATGGCAAA